TTGCCTATCCATGCTTATGTGTGGCAAGAGAACTACACAGGTAATTTACCTATAGACACCTTGCAACTCTGGGACTGCATGGGCTATCGTTTTACTATCATTGAAAAAATTGGTCTGCGTAATTTAGGTGTTAAGTTTCTTGGTAAAGACAAGGAATGGCACTACGGAACTTATCTGTTCACAGTAGACTTTTGTGCAGACGGAATGGAGGTGGACACAGGCTTTACTGAAGTTGCAGAAGAACACAAGAGTTTTAACTTTATTAGATTGGAAAACGGTCAGTTTGCTTGCCAACCCAACAACCGATGCTTGTGGTACGATCAAAGTTTGATCAGTGCCGACACCAAGTGGCCAGACTTTCAGGCAGCCAGAACACTATGGACCGTGGATGGCACACGCAAGTGGTCAGCAGGAGATGATTGGTTTTACACCATCGAAGAAAAAAATGAATAAAAGGAAAATACAAAATGAGCCAAGCGCAATACAACTTATCAACCAAAACAGATTATCTACATCGCAAAATGTTTCTAGATCCTGCCGGTCCTGTAACCATTCAACGATTTGAAGAAGTCAAGTACAACAAACTGGCCAAGTACGAACAAGAAGCTCGTGGTTTCTTTTGGGTGCCAGAAGAAATTTCATTGAGCAAGGATGCCAATGACTTTAAAGAAGCATCAGAAACTGTCAAGCATATCTTTACTGCAAACCTACTACGCCAAACAGCACTGGACAGCTTGCAAGGTCGTGGTCCAGCACAAGTGTTTACTCCAGTAATTAGTATTCCAGAATTGGAAGCATTAATGTACAACTGGAGTTTCTTTGAAACCAACATTCACTCACGCAGTTACAGTCACATCATTCGCAACATCTACAACGTGCCCAAGGATGTGTTCAACACCATTCATGACACCAAAGAGATTGTGGACATGGCGTCAAGCGTAGGCCGGTACTACGATCACTTGCACATGGTCAATTGCGAAAAAGAACTGGAAGTTCCTGTTAACGACTATAAACATGTCAAATCTATTTGGCTGGCACTGAACGCCAGTTATGCACTGGAAGCATTTCGCTTTATGGTATCATTTGCCACAAGCCTGGCCATGGTAGAAAATCGTATCTTCATTGGCAACGGCAACATTATTCAGTTAATCCTGCAGGACGAAATCCTGCACAAGGAATGGACTGCGTGGATTATCAATCAAGTGGTGAAGGAAGATCCGCGCTTTGCTCAAGCCAAACAAGAATGTGAAACTGAAGTGTATCAACTGTATCTAGATGTGATCCGTGAAGAAAAAGAATGGGCTGATTACCTGTTCAACAAAGGCCCAGTGATTGGTCTCAACGCACAGATCCTAAAAGACTTTGTGGACTATACAGCAGCCAACGCACTGAAAGAAATTGGTATCAAATATCATGAGCCAGCACCACGTAGCACACCTATCCCATGGTTCAATAAACACGTGGACACCAGCAAGAAACAAACTGCCCTGCAGGAAAATGAATCAACCAACTATGTCATTGGCGTGATGGGTGATGCTATTGACTACGACGAGTTACCAAACTTATGATTAACGACGAATGGTTCCAACCAGGTGGGTTTGAGACCTACAAACATCCAACTCCTATCAGTTATGAAACTGCTACAGATAACGGTACAGTAGACACACTGGAAGGTCCTGTTGCCTACACAGTGGGTCACAAGATTATTACTGGGCCTAAAGGTGAACGTTATCCTGTGAGCCCTATCAAGTTCTCAGCCTATTATGATGACAACGGCGATGGCACAGCTACTCCCAAGAAAATCATGAAGGTAGCTCGACTTGCTGACCACGACGGGGTGGTCAAAGCCAGATGGGGCAACCTAGAATACACTCGTGGCAATGACTACATTGTTCGACATGGTCCGGGTGACTACGGTGTTGTCAAAACAGACATCTTTGCCAAGACGTACGATAAATCAAAAGAAGGAAAAATGAAATGAAAGCAATTGTATGGTCGAAAGACCAATGCCCCTACTGCGATCAAGCCAAGGCCTTGCTGAAATCACGCAACATTGAATTTGAAGAACGCAATATCCAGCATGACTGGACACGAGAACAACTGCTAGAAGCAGTACCAAATGCTCGCTCAGTGCCACAGATCTTTTTGGATGATCAACTGGTGGGCGGGTTCACTGAACTCAGAACAAAACTAACAGAAAGCCGATAATGGAAATTGGAAAAGTTTATACATTCAAGCTGAACTCTGGCGAAGAAATGATTGCCAAAGTTATGGACGCTGGTGAAGGCTATGCCATGCTACAGGACCCTGTAAGTGTGGCTCCGGGTCCACAAGGCATGGGACTTGTGCCTAGCATGTTTACCGCAGATCCTGACAAAAATCCTCGGCTAAATATGAATTGTGTTGCTATCTCTGCATTGACAGATGAATCAGTGCGTATGAAATACATTGAAGCAACTACAGGTATCAAAGTACCAGAAAAACGAATCTTAGTAGGATAAAATGCCAGCAGTACAACGAGTAGGTGATGCAGACGGCGCAGGAGGCGTAGCTAGTGGTGGCATTGGTTCAGTGCGAGTCAACGGGCGTCCAGTAATCGTAGATGGCAACTCTGTAAGTGCTCACCCTTGTTGTGGCCGGCGAGGATGCCCACCTATTCATTGCAGTGCTGTCACAGCCGGCGGATCTGGCTCAGTCCGAGCCGGCGGCATTCCTGTGGTGTATACCGGAGCAGGCGACACATGTGGTCATGCTCGAGAAGGTGGATCTGACAATGTTAAGGTTGCAGCATAATGGCCGGCATCTTAACACCATTGCAGTTGACAGCGGCCTCGGCCTTGTTGAACGACACCGGCATTGATCCATTGCCGACCGCATTGACCACTGCGATTGCATCCTTCAATGCCGGGTCACCAATTCCAAATTTTCTCACTGCTGTGGCCAATTATACTGCTGCATCATTTGCCAATGCAACCACATTGTCATCGTTGTTGACCGTTGGCAACACAAACATTCCTGCATTAGGCGACAGTATTCCTGCTGCCTTTACCAATCTTACCCCTGTGTCCACTGTGCCTGCAGGATTTTCGGGGTTGATACAACAAACCGGAAATAATTATTTAGGTAACGGCGATGCTGGACGTTTTAGTCAAGGTTTCATGGCAGTACAGGGTTACATCAACACCACCAATCAGTTTATCAATTCTGTTACTAATGCTCAGACCTATCTTGGTCCTACCTTTACCAACATGGATGCTTTGATCACAAACAGCATTAGCAATTTAAATCCTGACTTTGGAAACTTTGCCACTGACTTGACCAATCAAGGCAACTTGACCAATTTAAATGACATTAAGTTGTATGGCACACCGGCTGGACTGTTGCGTCAGTTGGCTGCGGAAGGTAACATGGTAGGTGGAGTATTTGGTCCTGTGCAGACTCCATTGTTGGTTGCAGGATTGTCAGCTAAAGAAATACAAACTTTGTTGGCAGGGTCAGATACAGTTACTGAAAATGAATATCTACGTCTGCAACGATTAGCCTATCAAGGTATGACTAATGTTACAGGCACCGATCTACAACAAGTATTAAGCATATTGGAAGTTACTACTCCAAATATTAACAGCATGGCTGACTTGTTAGATCAAACTAAAATATTTCCAAACAGTTACACTACATTACTGACTCCTACTCCTGTTGGTCCAGTTCCTATCTATGGCACAGATGGCAGTGTAAACATGAACCTTGCCGACAATGTATCGGCATATCTAGCATCTCCTAATGGTTGTGAAGATTTAAGCAAGGTAATTCCGCCAGCGCAGGCAGTGGCCAACAAGGCTGTGCAAGTGGCATTTGAGCAAGTCACTAACATTGCTGGTACTACAATACCTGCGTTAGCTAATACAATTAACACTGTAGCGAGAAATTCTTGGAATATTGATAAAACATACCTTGCTAATGCTGTAGTGGCAGATGCTCCAGCGGTGCCCACAGTGGAAAATCTAGCACAATTAAGTCCAGACACTGTGTTTTATCGTGCTCAACAGGATGTGCCTGCAGGTGTGAATATTAACAATACTGATTACTGGGCGCCCACCACATTGGGATGTGGATTGAGTACTATGGCCGGATTGCCGTTAATCCAGTCACAGACCACAGCCATTGACTCTTCTGTGATTACATATTTTTCTAGTAGTGTAGCAACTGGCTCGGGACCCGATGGTACTATTACTACATGTGATGTTATTGGGACTGCAATTGATCACGGTAACATAGCCGCACAACTTTCTATAGCAACATCTGCTATGGCCAACATTGTGTCTTTGGTTGCTACCAATACTGCTAACGTTACCAATATTAATTCCGCGTATGCAGCCATTGCCGTTGCAACCACCGGATCTGATGTGGTGGCTAACATTGCCAAAGCAAATGGAAACATTGCTAATATTTACGCTAATGCAAATGTTCAAGTGATGTCTAATGTAACAGTCCTTAATAATGCTTGGTCTGCTATTGCCAATGTGCTCGGCACAGAAAAAACATATCAAACAAACGCTGGTATTGATTACACCAATCTTACGGCAGGCGAAATGGTCAGCACCATGAGCTTTGCGCAACAACTGCCTATTTATGGCACTCAAAATAGTTCTTGCGGTCCTGCTTACTTTCTTGAGCAAGTGGCCAACACCAGCATCATTGGCGGCCAAGCCATAGTTGGTGCCTTGCGTGAAGGCAAAAACAATCAGTGTTTGAGTGAGTCTAGTTTGAACGTTGACACTACTCCCCTTCCACGCCTAGCAGTGACTCCTGTGCCTGCTGTGACTCCTGTATACTAAAGTACACATTTTTACTGGTTGACCAATAAAGGCATTGCCGCTATAATTAGGGCATGTGGACCAAATTACAACGCCAAATACTAAAGTACTACTATCGTACTAATTTTACGGTAGTAGAACTCTTAGTGATTGTAGGGTTATTATTTTGGTTGACCAGAAATGTGTTATT